ATGATCAACGATGGCCGGCTGTGGATTCTGGCGCGAAGTCTTCACCGTGCAAACGTCTACCCAGACGGTTGACGCACTTGGCCAGGCTGACTTGGCCTGGCTGACTGTCGGCACGATTCGCGGCATGATCAAGCCAACGCAGCGGGAAGTGGTTGACGATCTCGGCGTGTCGATCCGGACTGACCTGGACATTGAGACTGCGTGGAGCCCGATCATCAACGCTCGCAGCCGGCTGATCCTGGATGGGACCACCTACAACGTATCGAGCGTGGTGGACCCGGACAGTGGGCGCAAGAAGCGTCTGCGCGTGATCGCAACCGAGGTGACGCAATGAGCCGGCAAGTGGTCAACAAGGGCGCTACGCAGATCAATTTCGCTGTCGACAATTCGGCAGTGTCTGCGGCGCTGGGCCGGCTGAGCGCGGAACTCAATGAGAAGGCGCGACGCACGGGCATCCGCAGGGCGCTACGACCGTTCGTAACGGAACTTCGCGGCGTAGTCGGCACTGGACCCTATCGCGGCAAGAGTCTCCACAGGAAGGCAATGGCGCTCGCCGTAGGCACCGTCATAAAGCGTGGCGGCGCTGGTCCACAGGCGAAACTGATCGCGCAGCTGGGCGTCCGCTACGGCAAGAAGGGCGGCAAGGCTGCGCGTGGCCGGCAGCGTGTGTTCCATCTGCTCGAGCAGGGCTACAAGCACGCCGGCAAGGGCTCACAGAAGTACACGAACACCGCCAACCCGTCACCCGGCATTGGCAATACCTGGTCAAAGCAGCAGGACCGCGACGCGACGGGGCGCTTTACCTCGCCGAACTTCCGAGCGGCACGCGGTGGCGCGCGACGCATTCCCGGCAGTGGTCGGGCGCTGAATTGGGCGCGCTCGGCGATTGGACGCATTACCGACGCAATGGCACGCGAAGTCTTGGTGGAAGCCAAGAAGCTGCTGGGGGGTAAATAGTGGGCCTCCTATCTGCCATCAAATCGCTGTACCTGGCGTTCAGTAGCGCTAAGACAGACGTGTCGGTTGGTCTGCGCCGTGCCGGCGATCCGACCCCGTACATCGTCTACGAGGTTACGCAGATGGATGTGGAAGTATCGATGCCATCGAAACTCTCGGGGCACTACACGATGCAAGTGACGGCCGAGTGCGTGGCGAATACAGCCATCGATGCCTGGGACGTTGCTGACGATTTACTGGCTCAGTTCAGCGGAAACGTAGTGGACAACGTGAATGACATCACACTGGTGCTGGTGGCTGTGGCGGCAAGCGCACGGACCGACGCACCAGATGACGGACAAAGTGACGCCGAGCGCGTCGTGACTCTCGTACTAACCATCTTGGCGAAGGACATCTAATGGCTCTCATTTCAGGCTACGGCGGCGCAATCACGTTCTCGGGCTTCACGGCTTCGACTGGCATCACCATTCAGGTCAAGAGCTTCACGCTGAACATCGAGAAGGACTCGCTCGAGGTCACCGCGATCGGCGACTGGCGCAAGAAGTACGCGCCCGGTCGGACTCGCGTATCCGGATCGCTGACGCTCTTCCGGCAGACTTCGACTGCGGATGACACTTTGCGTGCTCACTTGATGCCAACCACCTTGTTGCTCAGCGTTGGCGCGGTACTGACCCTGAAGTATGTCGACCAGGGCAACTCCACCTATTGGAACACCATGGATGGAACAGCCGCGAATTGGAACGTGCAAATCACGTCGGCATCGTTCAGCGATGACGGCACTGGCGCCGGTACGTGGGAACTGAGTTGGGAGCAGCAGTGAGTCTGGATCCGTCCAAGATCATCGCATCGGCTCCGCGCACGGTGGAGATTGTCGGCATTGGGCCGGTAGTGGTACGCCGTGCGACCTTGGCGGATATATCACTGGCGAACGATCTGCCGTACTGGTGGACCCGGCTCTTTACGCTGCCGGATGGATCGCCACTGTTCGCACCTGGTGTGGATGTTGGAACGCTCGACCATGAAGTGGCAAGCGCGCTGATTGACGAGGTGAACCGTCCCCGTTTTACAACGCCGCTACCAAGCGGCTCTACCGAAACGCAAGCCCCGAAATGAGGATGCAAATGGACGCAGGACTGGCCGAGGAACTCACCACCGATGAGCGGTGCGAGTACCTATTGACCATCATTGCGTCGGCGCTCACACACAAGCGCCCATCCGAACTAGTGCCGTGGTTGCGAAAGAAGGGGATAAACCGTGGCAGATAAGAGCATGAAGTCGGTGATCTATGCGGAGATGGATACCAGTGGTATCACGCGTGGCGTCGCCAAGACCACCGCAGAACTCGGCAAGCTGAATAAGACGGCCCGAAGCGGCGCGGCTGCCGCTGGGATCACCGCGACCCTGCAGATGACGCAGATGGCGTTCCAGGGGATCTCGCAGGTGTTCCAGGGTGTCGAGCGCCGGATGGCCGAATTGAACAGCGCAGCGCTTAAGTATTCGGGTGCGGCGATGGGCGCAAACAACCTAGCGAACGCAGACAAACTAAGAGCAGATATCAAGATCGGCGCGGCGCTCACGCCTGGATCGATCCAGACCTCCCAGGCTGCCGGCGACATCGCGACCGGTGCGGGGGCGCGCGTTGAACGCAATGCCGCCGGCATCAATGCAGGTATGGGAGCAGCTGGTCGAGGGCGCGCAAATTTGGGCGCGACGAGCGATATGTTGCTTGAAATGGGCAGCACATGGTTTTCTGGGATTGAGAAACTATTTAGTGGAGATATTGGAGGCGTTATTGACACTCGATCCCAAATGCTTGGGCAACTCGATGAACTAACGAACGCTCAGAACTACGCGTATCAAGGAAATGCGGGGCCAGGTGCACAAGGGAGCGCGGAAAACATCATGTATCTACGGTCGATCGATAAGTCGTTACGCGGGGGGGCGCAGTAATGGGCACTCTTGGAATGATCGAGGTGAAGGACTCCCGCCAGTGGAACTTCGAGAACGTCGATGAAACCACGCTGACGGCGGTTTACTTGGCGTATTGGGAACCGACAACTTCCGGCGAGAACTATCCCGGCGATGGCGTGGTGTTGTCACAGACCGGAATGCCAATGGTGCAAACGCGGCCACCGGCTGCGATTCACACCCCCACCGGTACATCCATGAACACCGGGATCGCAAGCATGGTGTGCCGATCGGTCAACGCTGTGCCTGAGCCGGCTGTGCCGTATACCTGGAGAGTCACGGCGGTCTACTTCACCATGTCGCCGGTTGACGCTACCAAGCAGGGCTACGGCGCAAAGCAGACGATCAGCCTGAGCAGCCGGCAATACGCCGAGTATCGCACTGGCGTAACACTGCCAACCAATGGCACTGTTGCATGGCCTCCACCAGCGGATATCGGTGGAACAAAGATTGACTTAAACGGCAATCCACGCGCCAAGGAACTTCCGCAGATCACCAGGCAGCTCGAGTACAAGTGGGATCGGTCGCCGCTGATCTCGACCACCACGCCGGTGGATCCGCCGTTCCAGACGTTCTATGACGCTGTGAACAAGCGAAACAGCGTGGCGTTCTTGGGCGCTTCTATCGGAACGATGCTTTACAAGGGATTTAGCGCCACGCTCGATAGAGAACTCTGGCGCATCGTGCACACGTGGGTCTTTGATTCTTACTACCACGTCGAGCAGATGCCGACGCCGAACCCAACCGGCTTACCAATCACAATGCCCGGAATATCGATTCCTCAGCCAACTGGGCCTGCTCAGCAAATTAACCAGTGCCAAAGCGTTTGTTGGTATCAGCGCTTCCCTGGGACTACCGATTTCAATACGTCATTCCTGCCCACCACCATCCAAGCGGATCTGGTCAAGGCGTACCCGCCGATGCTCTTCTGATGTCCTACTCGCAACCACTGTTCCACGGCGGTATGTACGGCAAGGCGAACGCCGTGGTGTGCAATGGTTGGCAATCAGCGGCAAACGCCACGCAGCGCTACGGCGAGGCCATGCAATGGGCAGACCAGCAGGTCATCAAGGGTCAAATCGTCACGCAGGGGCTGTGCGAGGTGGTCAGCGCCACCATCATTTCCGGAGCGTCAAATCGGTGGAATTACACCATCAAGATCTGGACGCCGGCGGGAGTGCTTGGAACTGGCATCACGCTCAGCACCACCGATTCACGATTCAGCTACACGAACTGCCGCAACATCCGCGAAGAACACAACCTTTCAAATTTTGCGGATGGAATGTCTTTGACCTCTCCGCCGGCGTCTATCGGACCGGTCGGAAGCAACTGGAGCGGCAGCGCCTGGACCACTACGGCCCTGGAGGCAAAGGTGCTTGTGTACGTGGTCTACGACTCGTTCGGCAAGGCGTACCCGTTCTTCGATCGCCCCAACCCAATCAGGTGCACCTAATGCCAAACCTAGACCTAGCGCTGTCATACCCAGGAGTCGTAATAGTCCCAGGAGAGGAATGGACTCTCGCCGGGACGATTCAGACTGAAGGTACTTCCACCGCCTTTGATTACACGGGCTACAACGTCCGATGCGACGTGTCAGTCGGTTCCTACGCACTAGCAACCACCGGAACAGTGACTGGCACTGCCGCATCGGGCACGTTCGTCCTGACGCTTTCCGCGACCGTTACCGACCCCTACCCATCCAACTCGTGGGGCACGCTGGTGATTCATTTGCACAACTCAACTACGCCGTCACTTAACAAGCACGTAGCCACCATCGGCTTTCGCACCTCAGCGGAGAGCATCTAAATGTACACCTCCATGATGCGTAAAGCGCTATTTGGAACCGGCAGCGTGACCTACGCAGCAGACTTCTTGCTTGTAGGTGGCGGCGGCGGTGGCGGCGGTGGACTAACAAGCAACTATTCAGCGGGTGGTGGCGGAGCCGGTGCTACGCAATATGCCGCGGCGTATAGCGTGACTACTGCCGACAGTTTTACTATTGCAATCGGCGCAGGTGGAGCAGGTGGCGCGGGTGGAGCGTCTGCATTTAACGGTACCGCAGGTAGCAACACAACTTGCACTGCAATGACCACAGCGGCGGGTGGTGGTTACGGCGGAAAGGGAATTGGTACGGCAACTAATGGCGGGGACGGAGGATGCGGTGGCGGTGCTGGTGGCGCTCCAACTGCAACTGGAGGTGTTGCAAGTGTTGGATTTAATGGAGGAGCATCTGGCGGTTCTAATTCGCCATACCGAGGCGGCGGCGGCGGCGGCATGGGATCAGCTGGCGCAGTAGGAAACAGCGGAACTGGTGTAGGCGGTACTGGCGTCACTTACTTTGGATCGACCTACGCAGGTGGCGGAGGTGGTGGTTCTTATACATCGCCGGGCGCTGCGGGTGGATCAAGTATTGGCGGCACCGGTGGCAATGGAGCGACACCAGGAACCGATGGAAGTGCGTTTACTGGATCAGGCGGTGGCGGCGGTGGAACCAGTGGCGCAAGTCTCGCGAGCAGTGGCGGTAATGGTGCCTCCGGCGTAGTGGTCATTCGATACGCAGGAGCGCAAAAAGGAAGTGGTGGCACCGTCACTAATGATGGCACCTACACCTATCACACATTTACGACGGGAGGAACATTTACCGCATGACCTACTACGCCCTAATCGTGAACGACATCGTTGAACGTGTCATTGTTTCATCAAGCGACAACCTTCCACCAGGCGAATGGATTCAATGCGCTATCGATGGCAGCATTCGCGGGTGCTATCCGGGCCCGGGATTCTTGTACATCCGCACGCTCGACGAGTTCCAATCAAACGAAACGCCATCAGTTGATCCTGTTGATCCATGATCCACCTTGCGCTATTCATCATCCTGATCCTGACCAGCGGATGCGCTTCGCAGACGGCCTTGATATCGCACGCCGCGACATCGAGCGCAGCAAGCGCAGCGGTAGCACGGGAGCACCTGGTGGCGGCAAGCGCGGAGCTCGACAGCATCGAGGCGCAGGCAAATGCGGTTCACCAGGCCATACCGTTCGTCTCGGATGACCAAAGTCCGATCTTCTCAACGCTCCAGTATGTCTCGGTCGCAGTGGTGGCCGCTGTGATCGGAGCACTTATTTACACCTACATACCACGAGGCCGCTGATGCTTACGACTGCCCAATACACGACATGGATCATTGGACTTGTGATTCTCACCTTCGCTGCCGGGTGCAGTGTTGGCTCAACATTTCGCCGCACCCGAACTCCCACAAAGGCATCAAATGCTCAACCTCGCAAGCGCTGAATCGTTTCTTGGGTCTATCTTCTTCGCCACCACTTTGGGCCTTATCGGTGCCCTAGCAGGGTACTTTTGGTGCCGCAGTAAGGGCGGCAAATGAGCCTGAAGAAGTGCTGCTGTAGTGGTATTTGCTCTGACCCAATATGTGAGAGTGGGAATTGCAACGCCATTATTTCGGACTGCGCGAACCTTGGGCCGTTGAATTTCACGGTGAGGATTAACATGGTCGCGCGGCCTGCTACTTGCAGCAAATATGAATGCGCCACTGAGCCGTGCAACGATCTTGGTGGGCTTCCGTTCTTCACCGAATCTGGCTGCGACCTTTCCGGCTTCGGGCCTTATGTCGATTGTGCGCCACGGACATTGATCGCGCCTAGTGGTGGTGCCAATCAAAACGTGCTGACGTGCACTATGGCTGATCCAGGCGCGAACAATTTGCAATGCATATTTCAGTGGGCCACCCATGTCAATCGGACAACGACTACGTGTGGAGGCGATCCGGAGAACCAGTGCTATACGGTGAACAGCATCGTTCCAGCTGGCTGTAAACAACTGACGTTCCCGGATATCGCAGTCAATGAGGACATGATCGCTGTGACCGGTTGGTATGACTGTCCTGAGCCGCCTGGTGTTCCTGCACCGAAGAACATCGCCGATATGAGATCAGTCAAAGGCGCGTTTGGCAAGGCTTGCGGCGACTGCTCGGCTGAAGATCCGAATCAACAGTGCTGCAATTTGATACCACTGCCTTGCGCGTGCGAGTGTCTTGGTGGCGGTCGATCAACAACCATGCAACTGCTGACGCCGACAAACAATCCCAAGGACGGAGTGCTTTACGCTTCGGTCGATTGGTTTGCCCCATGCGCTGGTCCATCGTCACCTAGTCGGGGCGGCACTTGGTGTGGAGAGGGGTGCTCGGGCACAAGCACAGCAAGCGAAATGATGATCCATTTCAGGGCCATATTTTCTGTATCTACACCACCGCTCGACGTTCCCTATGCGCCGTGTCCAACAACAATTATCGGCGAGGGTTTCCCTGGCGCTTACCTGACATTGAATCAACCCACTTACCCTGGCGCTGACCCAGATGGCCTGGTGTGGTGTTATGAGCAGAGGGATGTGTATGTGCTGTTCAAGCACTGCAACGACACCTACACAGGTGAGGGAAACAAGTGTCGGATGCAGAAGGGACTGTACCGACCGGTTCAGGCTGGTATCTGTTTGAACCAGACTTTCATGCCAAAGGGCTGCTGCATCGTTGACTTCGAAGACTGCTACAGCAAGCCATGCAACGATGCCCACGTGCCGTGTGATTGCTCGACAACGATCAAGAACCTTCTAAAGCGAGCTGGATGGGACTTCCTAGAAATTGAGGTGCTATGAAATACTGGACGATTGAGAACGGCAAGCCGGTCGAGCGCGACGTACCTGGACCGGATTCGACCACGGGTATCGGGTTGGGTGACGTGGTTGCCGGCGCGACCAAGGCGGTAGGGTTTAAGCCTTGCGGATCTTGTCAGAAGCGGCAAGCGGCGCTAAATAAGGCCACGCCAGGATGGGCAGGAAAGATCCTCGGTTGGTTTAAGGGGTAAATGGCCGTACAGTCCTGGGATGAGGAACATCCGGGAAGCTCTCAGGAGGCTCGACCATCGGCGAACCGACTACTGGATGTGCCGGCGGGATACTGACCCGATTGGCGAGTGGACGATGTGCCTCGACCCTTACCTAAACGACTGGGACTGGCGGGTTAACATCGGCAGTAACAACGTCCGCGCTGTGCGGCGGATAATCAATGCTACTAAATGTAAGGTGATTACGGATAATTTGCAGACAGCCAGACAAATTGTCGATAAGATGCGGACACAGGCACATGGTCCTGCTTAGTTGGTGGCTTATAACTGGCTGTTTGAATTTAACGTAACAGCCAAACGCTCGCCAATAAGTAGGACTTTGCAGCCTGTTTGAGGGCTTGCATATGGCGGCGAAGACGCAAGGAAGCGACAAGAATCTACGGCGGATGATCGGGGTTGACCTGGTTACCGATGGGCTGCTTGAGGCGATCGCGAAGTACGACGGGTCAAGCAAGGTGCACGTGGTGCGGCAGCTTGTCCGGTCCGCGGCCCGGGCTCACTATGGAACTGTTGAGGCAGCGCTGCTGGAGGTCCGCAATGGCTGACCTATTCACAGGGATCGCGTGCCTGGTGTCGGTGGGAGTCTTCCTACTGCTGTTCCTTGTCCCTGACCATGAAGCGTGCCAACCGGTGCGGAAGCGGGGCGAGGAATGAAATCGAGCTTAAGGAAGTCACAAGACTGCCCAAACTGCTGTGCCATGATTCAGGCTATTGCGGATGGGAACTTGGTAATCGTCCGACTGAAAGCACAGATTGAGCAACTGAAACGTAATTTGCAATCTGTAAACGCTCGAGAAGCAAACGCAAAGAATGCCATTCAGCGCAGCCGATTGTCTA